GTATGCCGACGAACTGCTCGAGGTTTTACTGATTTCGCTAAGCACTTCTGACAGGTCTCGCCGATCAGGCTTTGCGGGCGTCGGCTGCGTACGCGGCCGCCTCTTTGTAGGTATCGAAGTAGTCGTGATACTCGTCACAGGTCTTATTTTCGGTCATGTGGTTCTCAGGCTTGCGGTCGGCTTCGATGGGCGCGAGATTGACTTTTACCTTGCCAGAGTCAAAGAACTTGGTGACAACATGCCAAAACGTCATAGGGGTGTACCTCCTTCAAAAATTAAGCATTTACAAATCACGGGGAACGATATATAATGAAAGGCACCTTAGAGCCCAGCCGGTCTTGCGACCGGCCAGGCTCATGGGGTGATTAGCGGTTATTCGTCTTCGAGAAGCTCATAGAGCTCTTCCTCAGAGACAACCTCGATCAGTCTGTCATCGACCTTACCGAGGTAACCGTAAGGGGTGTAGCCATCAGGCATTTTACGCACCTCCTTTCTTAGAGCTTGCAGGTAACGGCTGCGAGCTCTTTCTTTTTGTCAAGCTCCTTTCCTCTTGACATTTATAATTTTACCGTGTTTAGTAGATTTCGTATGCCGACGAACTGCTCAGCGTTTTCAGTAAAAATCCGTTGAGTTCTGCCGGTTTACAATGCTTACTAAACGCGGTAAAATTGTTATTGTGAGAGAGGGGGCCTATCAATTTTATACGGTCGACATTATACGAAGAATCCGAGCTTTCCTTTATACTAATAATAGTAAAAGGAAAGGGCGGTGACCGCATGGCCTATTCGGACGCTCAGCGCGAAGCGACAGAACGCTATAACCGCAAAACATACGAGCGAATCGAGCTGAAAGTGAAGAAAGGCCAGAAGGCATATATTCAAAAGGCTGCCGAAGACGTCGGCAAAAGCGTCAACCGGTTTATCCTGGACCTTGTAGCAAAGGAGACCGGCAACGATGAAATATGATCTTCGTATTCGGTATATAGACGCCGGCTGCACTCGCGAAGAGCTTTTGCACGAAGTCGCCGAACCAGAAAAAGCAGTTCGCGCATTCGCGCTGAATAATGATCTTACGGCGTCAGACTGGATTGCGTGCGAGGTCTACGCGCCTACCGGCGAGCGGGTCTCAAAGTTGGCGTATAACGGCCGAGTCATATAAATAAAAAGGGCCCTCCCGCGGACGAATCCGCAGGAGGGCTTTTCAGTTAGATCGGAGGGCTGTTTTTATCCTCGTCCTCGGTGAAGTCTTTTGCTTTGGCGGCCTCGAACGTGATACCGCCTCGTTTGTGATCGGATTTCGCAAGCCCGAGATACCCGTTCGCGCCGGCAATGATGACCGCCTCGCCTACGCCGGTCGCAGCAGTAAGCCAGGCAGCCGTGGCGGTGTAGCCCCCCTTGATGCAGAGGTACATAAGGAAGAGGCACTCTTGCACGATCAAGAGACCGGCGAGAATCGTCAATAGGCATACGAGCTTGCTCCATTCAATCTTGACCTTTTTCTTTCTCGAGGGCTTTTTCTCATGGCGTCCCATCAGGCAATGCCCAGGGCCTTCGCGTACCGGAAGAGCACGGTCGCGAACTGCTCGCGGGTCAGGAAGTCCTGCCACATGTAATTCGGTTCGCCGTTCGGCAGCGGGTTACCACCAACCATGAGGCCCTTGTCGATCATAAATTGACGGCCTTCGGTGCTGTAACTGCCGCAGTCGTTGTCCTGCAGCTCCGCGCGGTAAGCCGCCATTGCGACCTTGAACATATCGTTGAATTGATCTTGCGTCATTTCCTCAGTCTCCTCTCCCGCAAGGCCCCAATCAGGCCGGCCATAGCCCGCGATCTGGTTGTAGCCGAGCGAATAACTCTTGTCGCGCACTGCGCCGCCGTTCGGGACGACGCCAGGCGCGCTTGAGGTGTTGCCCTCGATCGTGTAGACCCTGCCGCCTTCGACCTTCTCCACGAGGCCGGTGTGGTACGAGCTTGTGCCGCCGTCGTTCGTGAAGAAAATCTGGTCGCCAGGCTGCGGGTCCTTGAAGAAGCGGCCGGCCTTTTTGTAGTAGCCCATGCTGTAAGTACACCCCGCGCCCGCGCCCCTCTTCGGCTGGAAGGTCATTGCCATGCCGATTTCAAGGCCGAAGGTATAAAGGAAGCAGTAGTCTACGAAGCAATCGCACCAAGCATAGCCGTTTTTCTTGCCGTTGTAGACGACCTCGAGATCGTCCAGGAAGGCCGCGAACTTGTTCCAGTTGTTATAACCGGCGTTCGCGGTCTTGTCCTCAAGCTGAGCGTTCGTTGCCTTCTCGAGGTACCCGATCTCAGACCGGGCGGTGGTAAGTACACGCTGAACAGGCGTCATAGCTTAGACCCCCTTGCCGGTGCCGTCGATCGCGTCTTGCGTCTTCTGGGACTGGGTACCGAAGTAAAACGCGATAATGACTGCGTAGATCGTCATGAAGTCCTGGCTGATCTTTCCGACGACCGCCATATAGGCGAACACGCCGGTAAGTACCAGGGTAACGATCGACTTGACGCTCAGCAGATTGCCGAGTCTCTTCTTGATGGTATCCATACTTAAAACCTCCTTTTCTGGATTCTCATCTGTCACGCACCTACTTTTTCGAGGTCCGCGATGCGGTGATTCGCAACTTCAATTTTCTCATCCAGGACCGCAAGGTCCTTTTCAAGTTGAAAGGTGCGTTCCACCACGCTGTTGTGCTTGTCTACCTTTTTCTCCAACTGCTCCAGCCGGTAAGCGATTAGCGCGGTCGACTTGCGGTTAGCAAGCCACGAGCCGCCCAAGGTGCCAGCCAGAGCCAGGAGCCCGACAATGATCTCGCTCAACATGGACGACTCCCTCCTTACATCACGCTGTTGACGATTTCCGCCACGACGGCGCGAAGGTTGAACAGGTTAGGAACCTGCTCCAGGGTGAACACGCCGCACAGAACCAGGCTCACCCAGGTCTTTACCAGACCGCTGTTCTTCGTAAAGGTCATTCTGCTTCACCTCCTTCCAAAATTTTCTGAACAACCTCTCTGAGGTTGGACAGATTCGGAACTTGCGCCAGGGTATAATGCCCCTGCTTCACAAGGTTGGCCCAAGTTTTGGCCAAACCGCTATTCTCGTTAAACATCAGACGTACCTCCCATCGTGGCAATTAAAATAGACAGTTCTGCGATCGCGCTCTCCGTTTGGAGCTGGCGCTCGGCCTGCGTCGCCTCTGCCGCGGCTGTAAGCGCGCCGCCGTCAACATAAGCGAGCGTAACGAGCTCCAGGTCGTCCGTATCGGACTTTCCCGTGAGGCCATATACTTTGCCTTCCCAAGCGATCGCGCGCGCTCTGGGCTCATCACAGAGTCCCCATGCGCCGTTATCGAGAGGCTCGACAAAGTTCGGTTGCTCGGTAAGCCCCAGAACAGTCCCATCTTTTACGATTCGATACATTCGGTGCCCTCCATTTCGTTTTATCGTTCGGGTGGAACCCGAAAAGATGCTTGAAAAATAGATCGATACGCGCGACGGCCTTGAAGCTGTCGCCTCGTCGCATGTGTCCCTTGAAGCTGTCATAGGCGGTGCGAATATCCTCGAGCGAGAACTCGCCGGCCTCGTACCACTTGCGGAACTTAAAGAGCTTTCTCTTCATCGCGCGCATGGACGCGCGGCTCATTTTGCGAAGGACTCGGCCGGTCTCCGTCAAGATGAACTTCGTTTTGAGGAATACAATGCCGCGTGTGATCGGGCGGATTTTGGTCTTGCGCAGGTTGAGCGTGATACCCAGCTCGGCGCAGACCTCTTTGATTCTCTCGAGGCAATACTCCAAATAGTGAATATCCTCGTGAATCAAATAGCCGTCGTCCATATAGCGGCCGTAGCCCTTGATTTGAAGCTCTTCTTTGATAATGTGGTCGAGCTTGTTCGGAAGCATGAGAGCCGCATTTTGCGAGATTTGACTGCCGAGACCGTACCCGACCGGGCCAAAGTTCTCGAGGAAGTCATTCGCGAGCTTTCTGGTCTTCGGGTCATGAACACGACGGGCGAGCTCGTTCTTGACGGTCCAGTGCTGCGCCGAGCCGAAGTAATCCTTGAAGTCGAAGACGAGAATACCGCCTTTGAGGCCATGCTTGCGGAAATGCCGCTGCAAATGGCAGTTGAGACGGTCCATTGCGAAGTCGATGCCTTTACCTTTGATGCTCGCGGCGTTATCGTAGATAAAAGCTGGTTGAAAAACCTTTGTGATAACTTGATCGCAGAGATTTCTCTGAACGGCGCGCTCTGTGATATGGACGCTGCGAATATGTCGCCATTTTCCGCGATCGTAGATGTCAAACTCGTAGAAGCCTCGGCTCTTATACGTTCCAGCCATCAACTGCGCATGGGTCTTTGCGGTGTTCGAGATGATGTTCATTCGGTAGCGCTGCGTCGAGCATTTCCAGTTGACATTTTTGCAGCAGGTTTGTCCTGCCTGAAATAGATTGCTAAAAGAAAAGGCCTCCTCAAAGCTGCCGCAAGCGATGCTGCGCGCGAGCCTTTTGGCCTGCCTTCTCTGACAGCGGCGTTGGTACCTGAGTTCGTGCCGCTCTTCACTTGTCATAGATAAAATTGTCTCCTTCGTACAGTGGTGTAACTAAGCGCGTGTGCTGTAACTGCATAGCGGCGCCGTCCATGAAACTCGGTACCCGCGCGCTCCCGAGCCATGCAAGCAGCGTCCAGACGGCCGCATCGACGGAGTGTTTTTGACCCGACGGCCAGGGAAGCAAGTCCTCCTTCCGTATCGGTCCTGCTTTCGCTCTAAAGAGAGTTACTCGGTCTCACCAGGAAATAAACGGAATCCGAAGGCCACGCCATTCGAGTTGCTGGCGTTGTTGTTGTTGGCGTTGCCGTTGCTGTTGACATTACAGAAGTTGGTAGAGTTGCTCGCATTAGGAGAACGCTCCCACCAGTTGTTCGCAGACAGGGCAACAATGCAGGACTTGACCCAGTTATTCAGGAAGATTTTTATATCGGACGCGATCTGAGCGCCTGATACCAGAAATGAGTTTGGCCTCCTCGATGATAAGCTCGCCCCAAACGGTGAAGGCGTTGTCAAAGCCTTTGAAGTTTTCGGGGTTCTTCCAGAGGACGCCCGCAAGAAGGCCCAGTTGCCGGTCGAGGGCTTGAAGTTTGGCGTTCGCCGCGATCAAGTGATCTCGCCGGAGCTGGGCCTCATGTTGGTTGATCGGGAAAATGCTGTTCGCCATCGTGACTTCATCGTAGACGGCGCTTGCATGGTCCATGATCTTCTGCGTCAGGTAGAAGGTGTACCTCTTCGGGACCTTGAGACATTGCTCGAGAGTATGGACTTGCAGCTTTCTCGCGGTCTCAACGAACTGTGCAGAGCTGGCGCCGCGTTTGGACTTGTAGACTGACATAAGCATTTTCCTTTCCGCGGCCCTTACGGGCCGCAGATATTTGTAGATTACAGATTAAACACAGAAGCCGAAGGCCACGCCAAACGAGGCGCTGGCGTAGTTGTAGTTGGCGTTGCCGCCGCTGTCGACAAAACAGAAGCTGGTAGAGGAGCTCGCACAAGGAGAACGCTCCCACCAGTAGTTCGCAGACCCGCTTACATTCTTAACCTTGCTGTTGCCGGCTTTGTAGTACGCATATTGCGTGCCCTCACCGGAAACCGAGTAAGAGGTAGAACCGAAAATCTCAACCTCAGACAGGAGGAAGAGCTTATCGGCGGTCGTCTTGATCGTTGTACTCTGGCTGCCAGCCGAGGAGAGCTTATTGACCTGCTTAATGGCGTTTTGCCAAGCACTCGTGAGCTGACTGAGATAGGTTGCCATGTTGCTCTTACGCATAGCGCAGTTTTCCCAACCGCCGCTATTCGTGTTAGAGCTATTCATTTGCGCCTTACCTGCCAAGCAGTCAGCCATCTGCAAGGTCATACCGGCCTTGCCGGTCGCAGTCGCGGAACCGTACGCGGTGGAGGTCGTCAGGGTATCATGGTTGAAGCCCATGATCTTAAAGGCGTACGAGGTACCATTGATCGCGATATTGATCGAGTCGCCAACGCTGATTTTGTAGTGGCTTGCGCCGTCGTCGATATAGACCGTGCTTGTCGTGTTCGTGATCGCGCTGTTCCGAGAGATCGCCTCAGCATAGAGACTCATCTTCTCGGCGGTCAGACTCGAAATGCCGGTCGTATAGTTGACGCCAGACTTGGCGCTCGTGCTCGCCGTCGGCTTATAGGATAGGGTCACGCTCGCGCTTTGGCCGCTGGTCGTGATCGAGACCGCCTGCTGGGCGGTGTCCGTGCCGTTCGTGCTCTTGACGGTCCAGGTGCCGGCGCTCGGGACGGTAAATGTGTAGCTGCCGGTCGTGTTCGGCGCGGTGAGCGTGGTCGTGCCATTCGAGCAAGTACAGGTCGAGCCCGAGGGGTACGTGACCGCGATCGTTGCGGCGAAATAGGTCAGCGTGACGGTGTACTGCTTGACCTCCGTGACAGAGACGCTCGTGGTAGCCGTCTGGCCGTTCAGCGTGGCGGTGATATTCCACACGCCATAGGACGGAATCTGGAAGGTCCATTTTCCGCTTACCTCTGTTCCCACGAGAGAGGTCTCACCGTCCGTGGCGGTCACCGTGGAGCCTGTGGGGGCAGTCACGACGATTGCGGGATAGAAGCCGCCGCCGCTCTGCGCGACTGGATTCAGGAGCTCATACTGCGTGCCGTTGTACTGGAAGAGATAGACGTAGCTGGCCTTGAGAAGTCCGGCCGCGATGGCCTCGCCCTTGTAGTAGATCGACTTTGCGCCAGTGCTGTTGACGTTCAGCGTGGGCGCAGCCGCGGTATTATCATAGGAGAACTTCACGCCTACGATCGCGCCGGTAACGAGCACAAAGCCCGAGAGCGTTACGGCCTTCGCCTTCGTCGCGGCGGCGGTCGAGCAAGCGCCGTAGCCACGGCCCAGCTTGGCAGCGGCCGAGAGCACGGCCTCAGCCTGCGCAAGGCCGCCCGTACCAGTGAAAACAGGGAGATTCGCAGTCGAGCCGAACTTGCCGTCGCTCGTCAGGTTGCCGTGCTTGTGGGACGTAGCCGCAGCGCCTACCTGAGCCGCGGTCACGCCATGCGGATTCTGCTTATCCGCAGCGTGCTCGTCAATAGCGCTCTGCGCGTCATCAGCGGCACTCTGGGCGTTGTCCGCTGCGGTCTGCGCGTTATCTGCGGCAGTCTGGGCATTGCTTGCTGCAGTACCCGCGGCGTTGGCCGTACTCTGCGCACCCGAAGCAGCAGTGCCCGCAGCGTTGGCCGTACTCTGCGCGGTAGCTGCCGCGCTCTTCGCAGAAGCGGCATCGCCGACACCCTGATCGGCCTGCTTTTTTGCCTCCTGGATATTCTTCTGCAAGGCGTCAAAGTCCTTGTTGGTGAAGTTGCGGGCGATCGTGGTACCGGAAGGCCAGGCTTTCGCCGTACCCTCTACGCCGCGCGTACAACCGGAAAGAGAGTCCGTCGTCTTCGCGGTGTAGAGAATCGTTTCGCCGTCTTCGTCCGTGCCGATCGTTGCGAGGTTCGGGGCGTCGGGGAAGGCGGAAATATCGGTGACGGGAATCGTGGTGTCGCCTGCGCCGATACCGTCGGCGAGAGCGACCTGCGGAGAGAAGGGAATGCCCTTATACATAGTCTCCAAAGTGTTTTACCTCCTGAGAGTTAAACTGTTGCGTCGCCCCTGGACTGCACGAAGCCCTGGACGAACATGTCAATACTGACGTAGGCAAGATCATTCGGCCGAACCTCGATCGAGAGCCAGGAACCACGCGGAATCAGCTTGGAGCTGGTGTCCACGAGATATTGCGTCAGGTCGAGTTCGGTGTCAGTCGAGACGATCGTCGTCTTTTTCTTGCCGTTAACGTAGAGGTCGAACTGTTTCGGGCTGCCATAGAAGTAGATGCCAGGCGTGATGTCGTGCTCATGCGCGGGAATCGTGATATTATGGCTATGCCCAGGAATCGTGACGTTGTGAGAATGACTTGGAATGCGAACGCTGTGCGAGTGATCGTCGATCTCATGCGTATGCGCGGGATGGACATGCGCGCCAGACCATACAAAGGTCTCATAGCCATCAATGGTTTTGCCGTCACTGGTCGTCGCGAGCCGCGCGCCGCGAGAAAGACCATGATTGTGCACGGCCTGCCCACTTGTTTGGCTCGGCAAGACGTTTGAGGACTCGAGCGTCGTCGCGCCCGACGTCTGGCCGCCACCCGAAGAGGTGGTCGAGGTAGAGCCGCCGCCCGAGGTGCTTGAATAGGTCTTTTGCGAAGCAGTCGTCGAGGAGACAACCTTAGACTCGGCGGCCTTCGTCGCCTTGGAGTAGGCGCGGAAGCTGCCGACGCGGACCTTCGCGACGATCTTATTGACAATTCGCATATCCTCGGGAAGGTAGAAGTCCATGACCGCGCCGTTCTGCGAGTCGCAGTTAGCTTGGAGCGACTGCGAGTAAAGCTGCGTTGCGCCCTGAGCGTACGCCTGCTCGATTCGCTGCCGGTCAGCCATATCGGCGACGCTGGACGCAATATCGGTGCTCTTATTCGCGACGATGATCTTGCTGCTTGGTACGTCGTCGTATTTATAGGTGAGCTCGGTAACATAGGTATCGACCTGCGTTCCGAGCTCAGTCTGCAAAATACGAACGCGCTTGCCGATCTGCGCGACATTGTAGTCGGATTCGTCAAGCTCGGCGAAGCTGATCTCAAATTGCTGTAACGGGTCCTGCAATTCGTTCAGCATGACTTGCGCCGCGGAGAGAAGGCTTGCGGGGTCCTCATAACGGCGGTCAATCCAGATTCGTTCAATAAGACCGTACTTGTCGATATACTCCTGCGGGCTCTGAATATACTCGAGACCATTGTTGACGCTCTTGATCGTGAGCTGGTTGACGCCTTCGCCGTAGCCCAGGGGGTAAAGTCTGGTGCAAATCTGCTGCGGGTCGCTGCCAGAACCATACGAGAGCATGTTCCAACCCGAGCGCACGTAGAGCTGCGGCTTTTGCCCGAGGCCGATCGACTTGAGGGAGAGACGCCACGGGTAGACGCTGGTATCAGTTACCCACATGTAGTCGGCAAGCGGTGTTGCAATCGAGAATAGGGCCGAGAGTAAGGTCTCCTGCGTCCAGCCGTATTCAAATTGCCGTGCGAAGTCGCACTCATAAAGCACCCAGTTTTGCACGCGCTGCCGATTCAGCACGTAGCGAATACAGTCAGCCGTGTAGGTTCCTCGGTTGCCTACGACATGGTACCCGAAGAGCACGTTGTCGATCAAGGTTGCGAGGACATGCTCGCATTGATAGGTCAAAAGACCGGTCTCAGCGATCTCTGCGTCGACCGGCATAATGCGATAAAGCTCGCCGTCGTTGTAGCGGACATAGTTGAAGGGCTGGCAATACTCATTTTTTGCGTCATTGTACGGAAGCGAAAAAGTGAGATACCAAAGACTATTGATCTTGCGCTCTTCCTCTACGCCGCTCGCGTTCTCGGCGATCGCGATACGCTTGCGGCTTTTATCAAAAATCTCAAGCATATCACAAGTACCTCTCTGTATAAATCAGGTTACCAGACAAGCCATTGCCGATCGCGCTCTCAATGTCAAGGTAGAGAAGGTCGCGCGAGAGCATGAGCCAGTCGCCAGACTGCTTATCGAGAACGTTCTCGCCATTCAGCAGGACTCGGAACGTGTCGCTGTCAATACGCAGCTCGCCGCCAGGCGGAATCGTGACAGTGACGGAGACCTGCTCCGTGGACTGCGTGCCCGCGCCAGAGACCGAGCCGAGCACTTCATAGAGCAACGGGTCGATCAAAATATCCTTAACCACGCTCGCCAGTGAAGTAAGCGCATCGGCATAGACCTCATGCCAGAGAATATCAGCGCTCGCGTACGAGCTCGCCCCGAGGTTTTCAGCAAGCACGTTGACGATCATGGAGTTCTGCGCGCCGTCAGACATGGCTTGCAAGGTGTCCCCCAGTAAGCCCTTCACGATGATATTCGCCCGCATAAGCGCGGCGCTGTTCATTGCCGCATACGACTCGAAGGCCGAAGCAATGCCGATCGCGCCGCGCGCAGTACCGCGGAGGATGTCATTGAAGAAGGCGGTCGTCTCGATCGGAATAGCTACGCCGGCAACAGATTCCAGGTTTTCAGCGAGAAGCAGCTCAATGTGAATTGTGTTGTCCTGACTTCCCAGCGAAAACCTGGATAAATTGAAGCGGTCAAAGCTAAACATATTAGTTCAATCCCACCTTCAACGCGCCGACGTCAATCGTCGGCATATAGCCCTTCTTGATCGTGATCGCCTCGGTAAGCTCCTGCAAATACACAGGCTCACCTCCCGTTGCCGCAGAATAGATCGCCGAATAGGTCCAGACGCCCCACGGAGTCGAGGGACGATTGAAGGACACGGCGAGCGAGTTCTGCACGAGCATCTGGCCGCTCGCCTGTTCGCTCGGTGCCGAGAACGTCAGCGCAACGCGGGCATAGTTATCGCCGGCAAGCTCGGAGCCGGTCTCCTCGGGAGAGCCATTCCAGAGAGAAAAATGCGCGGAGATGCCGAGGATAGACGTGCCGCGGAAGAGATTCAGGAGCTTTGTCTTGAAGGCGTTCGACATGTTGCCGGTCAGGTAGAAGAGCACGTCGCCAGCCAGGAAGACAGGCGGCTCATTCGCGCCGATAACCAGACTTTCGGTCAGCTCGCTGCGGGCGAGCATATTGCCGCCGACCAGAGAATCCATGATCGCAATGTGCGTCACGGTGCCTGCAGGGTCAGCCGGCGCCGCGAAGGTAATGTCGGAAAGATTCTGAATACCGATACCGCCGTTCGAGGCTGCGGGCTCGGAGAAGGCGATCTCCATGCGAGCATAGCCCGCGTAGCTAATTTCGGTGCCGGCCGCGCCAGAATCGCCAGGGTCATTGAGGAACAAGGCCAGGTAGACTTTTGTCGGAGCGGCGAAGGTGACGCCGCGCAGGACATTCAGAAAACCGGTCTCAAGGTAGTCGCAAGCATACATAGCTTAGTCACTCCTTTTCGTTGCAGTGATCGTGATGTTTTGGACGTTGCTCGAGGAGACGTTGCGCAGGACGATCATGCACGGCGTTTCCGCAGTGCCCTGATACGCGATCTTGTTGCGCCCGTTCTCAAGCGGCGTGGTGATCGTCGGGCCGTACGCGAACGGCTCGGCGATGAAGTTAAGCTCGAATTCGCGCCCCGTCTCGAGGTAGTAGTCCTGGACCTCTGCGGGGTCATAGAGCTCGGCGATATAATACTTGTCAGGCTCGTTCCAGAGACGAAGCCGAGCCTTCTTGCTGAGGGCGTAGATGATCTCGCGAAACTCAGCCTTTGTGACTTGGCGCGTCAGCGTGCAGGTCATGCGCAAGGTACGCTCTTCCCAGTTTTTCGCGCCGAAGTCATAAGAGCCGGAGCGGCCAGGAATGGTAATCTTACGAGCTCGCTTTGGAGGAAGCAAGTAGTCATAAGCAATCACCATCAGGCCCCAGTCGTCTACACTGTTATACCTGCCGAAGCTAAAGCTATCGCCGGTCATGTCGGTGCAAGCCCCCTTCTTCGGATTTCGCGCGCTGTTTCAGCGCCGATTTGCTTACCTACGCGGCGCGCGTCCTCTTCGGAGCCGTCGCCGTTATAGGTCACATAGACAATGATTCCGTTGTCGTTGGTAATGGTCTGCGAGTGGTTACCGCCGCCAGAACCGGAGTTTGCTGTGAGCGCGAGCTTACTGCTGAGTCCGCCGACTTCGGTCGCGACGGAGACATTCGCGTCATCGATCAGGTCTTGAAGCTGCGCGCGCATATCGTCGGTCAGCTCAGGCATGGCCTGATTGACACCCTTGCCGATTCCAGGAGGAATCCAGCGACCGACTTCCTTGGCGAACACCTTAGACGGCGACGAGATGCCGAGCGCAGACTTGATCGCGTTGAGCGCGCTGTTTGCGACGTTCTTTGCAGCCTGGACGAGCGTACCGACTGCGTTCGAGACGCCATTAGCGATACCCTCGATGATATTGCGGCCGAGGTCAAGCCAGTTGGTATTTGTGATCGTGTCCCAAACCTGGCTGACGAGATCGCTTGCGGCCTGCCCTAAGTTGGAAAACAGGCTCTTAATGCCCTCAATGATCTTTGTGAGAATTTCCGAGCCCTTCTTAAACCACTCGGTATTTGTGATCTTGTCGGTGATCTTCTTGACGAGATCACTTGCCGTTTGGCCGAGCGTTGTAAAAATGCTCTTAATGCCCTCGATGATTTTTGTAAGGACTTCAGCGCCCTTCTGGAACCACTCTGTGTTTGTGATCTTGTCCCAAATCGTCGAGACGATCTTGCCCGCGGCCTCGAAGAGCGAGCCAATCAGGGAGAGAATACCCTTAACGAGCGACTCGAGAATCTGCGCGCCGAGTGCAAGCCAGTCGGTCTCAAAAATCGTGTCGACCAGAGCGTCCACGAGATCAAGCGCAGCATCGATCAAGTCGGGCAGCGCCTCGATTAGGCCTTCGGCAATCGCAAGGGTCAGCTCGATCGCAGCGTCGACCAGGAGCGGCAGATTGTCGAGCAAGCCCTGCGTGAGGGCGTTTAAGAGCGTGATCGCGCACTCGATAATCTGCGGCAGGTTATCAAGAATCGCGGTGACGAGATTCTCAATAATGACGGGGGCCGCCTCAATGATAACCGGCACCGCGGCAATCAGGCCTTCGACAAGGCCAGTCAGCAGCGCGAGCGCGGCGTCAATGAGGGCGCTGATATTTTCCGCGCTGAGGAGTCCTTCAACGAATTGCAGGACCGCCTCGACCGCGGCAGGAATCAGCGTGGGCGCCTCTTTCGCAAGGCTGCCCGCGAGAGCGGTGATGATCTCAAGGGCTGCGAGCGCCAGGTCTCCGAGAATGGAGCCGAGCCCGCTGACTAAAACCTTGCCGATTTCAATCGCGCTGTTTACGAGTGTCTTCTTGTTCTTGAGTAGGCCAGAGATAAGACTCTTAATGACCTTGACGCCAATGTCGATGAACTTCGGCAGCTCGCTTGTGATCTTGAGGAGAACCTCAGAGAGTACGTCGCCCGCGGCCGAGACAAGACCTTCCAGGCCATTCTCGTTGAGCGCCTCGGAGAGTTGCCCGACGAGCTCGGTTGCAAACTGGACCGTATCACGGAGCGGAGCCTGCAGGTTTTCATATACGCCGATGCCGAGCCCCTCAAGGGCCGACTTCATAATCGTAATATCGCCTTGCAGGTTATCGAGCTGCGTGTCAGCCATGCTCTGCATGGCGCCCGCGCTGTCGTCGATCGCAGTTGTCAGGTTATCGAACTCTTCGCCGCAGCCGGCGAGAAGAGCCTGCGCGGATTTCAGGTCGACCTTGTTGAAAATCTCGTTGAGGACCTTCGTCTTTTCGCCCTCAGTCATACCCGACAGCGCGGAGTCAAGATCGCGGAAGACCTCATTGAGCGGACGCATATTGCCGGCCGCGTCATAGACTTCCAGACCCAGGGCCGACATAGCATCCGCGGCTTTATCCGTAGGCGCGGACAAAGCGAGAATAACATTTCGTAAAGCCGTGCCACCCTCGGCGCCCTTAATGCCTCGGTTTGCGAGGACACCGAGCGCTGCGTTCAGCTCAGTTGTGCCGCCGGCCAGGCTTTTCGCCGTGCCGCCGACAGTAAGAATCGCCTCGCCGAGCTGACCGACGCTGGTATTTGCCTTGCTGGCGGTTTTCGCCATCTTATCGCCGAACTCGGTCAGATTTGCGCTGCTTGCCTCGATACCGAGCGCGGCCATTGCGTCGGTCGCGAGGTCAGAAGCGTAGGCGAGGTCAAGACCACCTGCGGCGGCCAGGTTCAGGACCGAAGGCAGAACGTCCGCGGAGGTCGCGGCGTCGTAGCCGGCCAGAGCCAGATAGTTTAGAGCATCAGCAGCCTCGGACGCGCTGAACGCAGTTGTTGCGCCTGCGTCTTTTGCGGCCTGAGACAGAAGCTCGAACTCTTCCGAGCCGTTGCGAATGTCCTCGACAGTGAGGCCCATTGTTGCGGCAACCTGCGACATACTGGACTCAAAACCGGAGCCAACCTTCACGGCGGCGGTGGCTACGCCGGCAACGGCGGTCGTAACAGCTGCAACCGCAGTCGTAACACCCTTTAGGGCGGTAGAGGCAATACTGCCAAGACCAGAGAGCGCGTTTTTGAATTTACTGGAATCGCCCTCAATGTCGATAATGACGGAGCCGTCATTTGCCATGTTTCCACCACCTTTTCAGTGGCGTCATCGGCAACTAAGGCAACTACTTGACGCGAATCTCGAATAATTTCTTACAATTTCGGCCCTTGCAGCGCACAAAAACGCCTGCGCACTTCGCGTCGGGTGCGAGGTACACAGGCATTTCATATCCACAAAAAGGGCACTTGAGCTTTACGCGCTCAGGCTTTTCCTTTTCCATAAACCTCCTTGAAACGATCGGCAACATATCTCTTGATCGCGGCGTCGCGCTCGCTGAGAGTCAACTTGTGATCGACTGCGCCGCGCTCGGGAATTGCGTACTTTGCGCGCCGAGTCTCAAATTGCTTTTTCTGCTTGGCGCTCATGCCTTCCGTGCTGCCGGTCCGGTAATAAACGCGCTGCTTGAAGGGGGTATCGTCAGGAAGCCCGAGCATCAGCTCGCGGAAGGCCCACCAGTGAAGGTCCTCCTGCAAGAGGTCGATGCCATAGGCCTCGCGGAATGAGGTATAGAGCGCATCGGCGTCGATCTCAAAATCGTAGCTCCTGCGAGAGGGCTTGAGGTTTTGCTTGTCGCTTTCCTCCTTCTCGTGAGGCTTGCCGAGACAATAAAACCAGAGAGCTTGTTTGACTGCCTCGTCATACGGCTGCGGCCAGTTATCACCGAAGAACGTTGCCAAGACGTTCTCCGGTGTAAGCTGGTCGTCAAGAGCCAAAAGCTCAAACCGCATTCCGACGCGGAAGCTCGTATTGATGGGAACCTCACGACCGCCGACTTTTACCGCATACGGCAACGGGGTCGTTAGGAGATTCATGCTCCGTGTCTCTTATGCTTTGCGCGACGCTGCGCGCGATTGACCGGCGTGATCGGGGGCTTGGACGCGTAGGACGCAGCCACGCCGCGCATTGCGGTGTTGATCTCATCGGTGATATACTTGAACACGTCGCAGGCGTCCCAGAAGGTATAGCCTTCCTTCATGCCGAGAATCTGGTCGGACATGCCCTCGCCGAGAATCTCGTCGATCGCGTCCATCACAGAATCGCAAAGGTCGTCGAGCGTATGCTCCTTATTGTCGGAGTCCTTCGCGGCCTGAGACACGCGAAGCAGTTCCTTCGCGGCGTCCTGTACCTTCTTCTGAACCTCGTCGGTCAGAGGCACAACGCACTTAATCTGATCGCAGAAATTAAGCTCGACCTGGCGAGCGGAAAACTGAAACATTGCCATTTGTCAAATCCTCCTTCTTAAATTACGTCGCGGAGTAGGTGTACTCGCTCGGCGCGGCGTTGGCCTTCTTGACGTCAATGTCGATGCTGGCGCTCTCACCTGCGGAGCCGCTGCCATCAGAGTTGACGATGATAGAAGCCTCGCCGGTCTCGCCCTTGCCGTTCAGCAAGCAGAAGTAGACGTACTTGCGAATGACCGCGGAGCCAGTGCCGTACATGACGGCATGGGAGAGGGCAAAGTCCTGGAAGTCATCGCCGATATAGCGATCGCCGGAGACCTTAAAGGCTCTCTGGTTGCCGGTCTTCATGGTGGACTGACCGGCGCGGATATAGGTCTTGTCCTGCGTGATCGGGTTGAGGTTGGCGTCAAGGCCGGTCACGCCAAGCTGCGCGACCGCGTAGTCCTTAACCGTAGCGGAGCCGTCCGCGGAGCAATCGATCGCGAGGACAAAATCATCGTTGGTGACGAAGCCCTCAAAGGTCGGGCTCGGCGTATGGGTCGCCATCAGCTCGGAAAGTTTCATACGGTGCGATCTCCTTTCTGAAAGTAAGTTAGTTTGAGTTGAAGCTGATACCGCGCCGTGCCATGCTCGTCGACGACGAACGGGTACGCGGTGGAGCTGATCTCGATTGACCGGACCGTTCGGCCCGTGCCAATATTAGGGAATTGCCGAAGCTTGCTCTTGCGCTCAAGCCAAGCGGCGAGGCCCTCATAGAAGGCCTGGTTATCTACGTTCTGCGCGATATTATCGCTGTAAAACTCTCGGCTTGATACGCAAAAGAGGAACTGCCGAATAGAGCTGCCGTCAAGATAGCGCTTGACGATCTCCGTTGTCGGCACGGTATCGACCGAATAGCTCTTCGCAGCCTCCGGCAAAAAATCAACGCTGAGCCGGCCATCGGCCAGTCCCTCATAGGTTTTTAGCCAAGCGCGAACGCCGTCAATGATCGTCATTTTGCTCTACCTCCTACATACGCGGCAAAGTCTCTTTTGAGATCGCCCCCACGGTCCGCAAGCATACGCTTATCCCATTCTTTACCTCGCATCGGCGCGCCGTGGTAGTTGAGCGCTCGGCCTGAATAGCTCTTTGGCGCTCGACCTACCATAGCGAGGCCGACGTAAACATAATGGGCGTACGGCCCTGGATAGGTGACTTTGCTACCGTCAGGGGCGATCTGCTTTTGATTCTTCAAATGCGCTCCCGCGCCCGCACTCATAGGAACGTACGGGTCGCAGTATTTCGCGACCGAAGTCGCGAGATATTTTCGCGCCTTGTTATCACTGCCGAGACCGTGCTTGGCAAGAATCTTACTCGGCGTGATGTTGACGCTTTTGATCTTGATTCCAAAACTCATACGCCGCTCACCGCCACATGCGGAAGAGTCCCGCGCCGGTTGTCTGCGACTGCGGTGATCTGGAAATAAGTCGAGCCTTTGAGGTCTGCCGGCTTGAGTACCCCTGAAATTTCCCCCTTGACCAGATAGTCAAGTTTTTCAGGCAAGCAAGACGGAAGAACAGCCTCGGGGATTCGGACCTTATAAACGTTAACCGCTTTCGCGCCGTCAGCCGTAACCGCCGTTTCTGTCTTCGCATACCAACTGACGCCCTGAATGGGGTAGCAGACATACGAATCAGAATCGGCGGTCTTGACATGGTGAACGAGCGTCACGAGCTCGGTACAGGCGAGGAAGTCTTTCATCGGCGGCCCCTCCCGCGGAACAGGAGACCCGTAGGAGCGAGATAGAGCCGAATTGCATTGCTCAATCGGCCTTGCGCCGTTCCTGCGTTTTTCGACGCGCCCGCGCTTGAAGCGCTGCCCGTCACATAGGTTCGCGAGATGCCGTCGTTCGTCTCAGACGAAACAGGACCGCCGGACTCCTCGATATTTGCCTGGTCGGCGTACGCGCAGACAGCCGACATAACCGCTACGCGTACAGGTTCCGCCAGACGGGCCCAGCAAGCGCTGAGCCTATACTCAGTCATGGCGTCCGCAAAGAGGAACGCCTGAGACGCGAGCCGGTTGAAGGTATCTTCGTCCAGCCCGCCGCCGTAAGTGGTCTTATACCACTCGTAGCTGACAACGACCACTTACCGCACCGCCTTCCTTACTGCAGCTTGGCAGTGGCGATGAACAGGCCTGCGGGATTCGGCAGAACGGGCACGAACAGGCCAGACGCCTTAGACCAGACAGCCGTGGGGTCGGGCTCGGTCCACTGGGTCAGCGTGACAAACTGCTCGGCGCTCTTCGCGGTCCAGGGGCCGAGCTGCTCCTCTTCCGGAGTCACGCCCCACAGGCCGACGCCGAAGTTCTGCAGGCCATTGTAGGAAGCCAGGAAAGAGACCTTGCTCTTGCCCCAGAAGCGCTGGGTCGTCAGCTTGCCGTCTTTGCCCTCGACGTTGTAGCGCAGGTCGTTCGTACGAATATCGGTAATACCGAAGAGCTCGTTGAACAGGCCGATGAGCTGCGTACGAGAGACCATAGCGCCAGCACCGGCGCCGCCATAGATGGCCTTGGAGATCCCCTCGTTGGTCAGCATCTTAGAGAGCACGGAACCAGACAGGACCATACCGGAAATGGTGAAGCCCTTGTCGCGGGCGGTCTCGACGATCTCTTCGATCTGCGCGAGAACGTTCTTGTCAGGCGTGGAGACGTCAATGTCGAAGCCGGTGTTACCGTTCGGCACGCCGAAGTCAACAGAGAAGTTCAGGCCGTTCTCCTTGATGGTCATCTTGCCGGTGGACAAGACTTCCATCTTGGCGACCTCGGTACGGCAGCGAACGCCTTCGGCCAGTCGGCCCCAGTCGTCATAAACGAAGTCGATCAGAGCGCTGTCATTGAACGCGCCGTTTTCGAGCACCTGACGCAGGGACTCGGTCTGGTTGATCTTCTCCTTGATGAAGAGCTTTTCAACCGTCACGCGCTCCAGCGCGGGGCGAGAACCGATGTGCGCCTCAGTGTCGAGACCGTGAACCAGGGCCATAGTGGGAAGCTGAGAACCGGCCGCAAGACGCAGGTACTCAGCTTTGAAGTTCTGGGTCTTACGATCAGGGAAGATCGTGTCGCCGATGTAGTTCGGACGAGGAATCAGGAAGTTCTGGCTGAAGTCAAGCTGTTCAGCCTGGGACAGCATTCTCAGAATATCGGGCATGTGTTATATCCTCCTTACTTAGATTAGGCCTCGAAGACGGGGTAGACCTTGACGTCTGCACCCGCGATCGTAGCCGTATCAACGGCGTCGCCGCCAGAGCTCAGCGCCCAGCCGATCTGAGACTTGGCGCTCTTCGTCAGCGGATAGCTCTTGGAGAGCTGAACGATCTCGCCGTCAGCGTACATGGTCGCATCGACGGGAACGTCACCCGTGCCGCCGTCCTTCTCGTAGGTGACGGAATAGCCGCGGACAGTCGCATTCGCGCCGACGAAGACGATGTTCTTGAGCGCGGTCTGCGCGGCGCTTGCTGCGTTCACGCGGTCGCTGATCACGCGGCCCGCGACCATGACGGAGCCGATCGCGTCGCCGTCAGTGACGTCGACGTCCTGGAACACAATGCCGGTCGCGGCGCTCGTATTCGCGGGGAACACGGTGCCGGCAAACACGGTCTTGCGATCGCCGTCAGTCTGGCCCATGCTCTGAGGAATCTGCGCGGTCTTGGTGACGAGACCGACTTCGCTATCCAGGAAATTAGGAATCGCAGTGCCGATCTCAGTTTTCAGAATAGACATGAATGGAATCCTCCTTATTTAGTGTTGGTGTTTTCTGCGGGGGTAGAAACAGGTCCGAACTTCGCGGCGGCTGCTCTCGCGGCCTGCGCGGCTCTGCTCAGGGTCGCAGGACCACCGTTTCCGGTCGGGTTCGCGAAGCTGGGGTCAGGCTTTTCAGCACGGAAAGAATCGGGGTCTTTCTCACGCATAGCCTTGATACGATCATTAAAGCCAACGAGCTTGCCGTCTTTCAGCTCGCAGCGAGTAGCCATGAAGTCAGCGCAAGCCGCAGCTTTCGCGCCCTTAGAGGTAAACTCGATCTTGCCGTCGTTGAAGGCGGTCTCGAGGGCGTCGGCATAATCACGATCGGCGATCTGCTTTTGATACTTGGCGGTCTCGTCGTTGTACTTCGTCTGCAGGTCGGTGAGCTGCTGCTTGACCTTTTCAGCATCTTCCGCGCCGGCTTTCAGGGCCTCGAGGTCCTTGTCGCGGTCGGAGAGCTGCTGCTGCAGGGTGGCCGTCTCGGCTTTCGCGTCTTCGGCTGCCTTCTTGTGCTTTTCAATGTCGCGACCATTGATAGCAAGCACTTTGTCGGCCTGCTCGTCTGTCAGGCCCAGAGCGGTGAGTTCGTCCTTTTTCATACTGTTTCCTTTCTTTGCGGTTAGGCTTTTTAGGTCGTTGCCGTGACCTGCCGCCCCGTCCTCATAGGCTGACGGGTAGCCGATATTGCGCGAGCTGCAGGAGTCGAACCTGCGTAACCACGGCTCGCATATAAAAGGAAGTCATACGGAGCTCCACGATCGTCCGTATGACTTCCAAATATTAGGAGTATAAACACCAGGGCCCCAGGCAGAAAACTCGATGCGGGCCGCCTGGGGCTTGTTTATGGGCGTTCTATCCGATCTGCTCGCGAGAAGAGTCTCGTTTGAGACGGGTCTGCTTGATAAAATCACGCTGTCTGGCCTGCCAGGCGCGGACTTTAGCCCGAGCTTCGTCGGTAGGTTGACCTGCAGCTTTCATAGCGACCTCTTCGCGTTTCCATCGGCGAATACCTCGCTCGATATAGCGCTGCTGCTGCAAAGCCTCGTACTCAGTCAACTGCTGGCCGTTGTAGGTGATATTCTTTGCGGAGTAGTCCTTGAGCTGAGCTTTCGAGTAGGTTCGAGGCGCGCCCTCGACGTACGGGAAGAAGCTGTGATTGCAGTTCCAGCCGCAAAGGCCGTCGCCCGTGCCGTACCCCGTAGCCTCCTCGAAGTTTTTGTACTTCGGGTGAGAGCCCTTGCGGCAATAGATTTGCCCCTGCCACTCTTGATGACTCGGGCGAGCACCGGCGTGAGCGGTTACTTCCACAAGATCAATGTCGAGCTCGTCCATGAGCGCGAGCTGTGACTTTGCGGCGGTCTGATTGACGCCGGTAACGACCGCGCGGCGAACAGCCGTTTCGATTGTGTCCACATGGCTTGAAGGATAAGTGATTGACTGGACGCCGGTCCGTGCGAGGTCCTTGACCGCATTTCTGATCGCGGTATTATAGTCAAACGCCCCTGATGTGACCTGTAGCCAGGCCCGATCAAGAGCGTCTTCAAATTGCTTTGCCGCCGTGTTCGCGGTTGTACGAGTCAGGTTGCGGAAGATTCCGCTTGTCTGCCGAAGACCACTTTGCAGCGCCTCGCGAACGCCGGCGACTGCGAGAGGGTCAACGTCGCCCATGCCTGCGGCAGCGTAGATTTTTGTGTCAGAGGTGAGCGCCTCGTCGACGGCCTGCGCCATGAGCTTTTTGAGCTCAGCTTGAGTCTTTCCCGTGAGCGCGGCGAGCTGCTGCTCGATCTCGGTCTCGAGCATGCCCATCGCCCGAAGACGCTGGTGCTGATGCTGGACTGCGGGAATGTAGTAGTCGTACTTTGCGATACGTTCAGCCATATTCGCAAGAATGTCTTGCTCGATCTTCCCATAAAGCTCAACAAGAGCGTCCGGAGTAGCCGCCAGGTATTTAGGCGTCAGCATCAGCCGAGATTAAAGGGGTCCGACGTAGACTCTACGGGACACATGCTCTTCGCGACTTCTTCGGTCTCGTTGTACCATTTGACGCGGTACTCCCACTTCTGCATAAGGCCATCGCGAACGTCCTGGCGGTCACGTTCACGCAAGGCGTCTTTATCGGTGAGAATATTGTCGTCAAAGTCGATATAGAGCTCATACTCTCCACGGGGCGCAAGGCCATAGAGAGTGGCGTACACGTCAACGCCGTAGACCGCGTTTTCGAGCGCAGCCTTGAAGCGATCTTCGAGAGCCTTGACTGTGTTGAACTTGCGAATCTTCGCGGACATGACCTCGGTCGCGGTCTTTTCCACAGTCGCGGGGTCGGAGAGATCGCCGTAAGCAAGGCCGGTATTGAACTCAATGCGGCGCAAGATTGCCTGCAAGCCTTCATAGTAGCCGGTATGCCGAAGCGCTGGGGAGAACTCCTTGAAGAAGTCGTCCGAGTCGTACGGCATTTGAATAAAGAGCCGATCGCCGAGTAAGGGGTTCGCCTTACTGCCAGGTAGCGAGCCAGAGATCGCCTCAGGGGTGCCGATGATCTTACGCTCAGCGCTCTCAAATTCGTAGAGGAAACGCGCCCACTGTTCATCGGCGTCGCGAATCAGGTCCTCAGTCGCGCCGCCATAAATGGAGACGCCCAAGCTGGACGCAGTATCGATGTTGTTGCTGACAGGCGGCGTGAAGTAGCCGAAGAGCGGCTTTTCTACATTTTTGATCTGAACCTCTTCGGGAATGACGGCCCACTCGGGAACGCGACCGAGCTCGACCTCGCTGCCTGTGATACCGTTCTCGTCAGAAGTAAAGGCCTTATTGCGAATCGTATAGACGCCGTTGGCGAAGTCATGGTACTCGAGCTTGACGAAGTAACTCTTGTCGACCTTGACCGGTTGACTCTTAAACACGCCGGAGACGCAATTATCTCCGTCGTCAAAGCGAAGAGGAATAAAGGACGCGGCGCTCGTGCTGTCGATGAAGACATTTCCACCTGAGACGTACGGCTTAAAGGCCATGCCACCGAGCGCCATACAAAGCTCGATGCTGTTTTGCACGTTCGACTGGAAGCGCGCCAACTGCTCGTTGATAAAGTCGGCGCGTGGACCGCCGTCGACCGTGATCGTCATCTCCGAAGAGACGACCTGCGCGAACTCCTTTGCGATCGCTCGCGGAAGACCGAGGGGCTTGACTTCATCATCAGCCCATTCGGGCTTATCGACATACAGGCCATACCAACGACTAATGGCGCGGGACATTTTATCACTGACAAGCGGGTCCGCGTCGAAGCTCTTATAAATCACGTTGGAAGGCACAAGCACATTTCTCGAAAATGCACCGAGCTTTCCCCAAAGGTTATTTAATGCCATACGCCCTCACCTCGCGTTTCATAATCGTGCGGACAAAATACCGCATTTGGTCCATGCTGTGGTCGTTCTCTTTAATCACGGCGTCGATCGAAGATTTCTCGTCCCACGCATACGCGCCGAACTCAGCTTTCGTATTGACGCAGGTCTTATTGAAATGGAGCAAGCCAGCTTGCAGCATTGTTCCAGTATCGCGAATACCGTCAAGCACGTCATTCTTCGCGTTCTTGACGCTGAATTTGCCGTGCCGCCTGATTGTTTCCTTGAAGGAGGCGGCTGAAGGGTCAATGACGACTTGCTCAATCAGGTAGCCATCTGCAAAGGCCTCGAGATCGGCATAATACTCTTCATCGGTCTTCTGCTTGCCCTTCTTGCGGCCGTCATAGTAATACTCTTTCACCATGAAGGCCGAATTGCCATTTACGCGCCAGAGACCGAAGACGCACGGATTGAGTGTACCATAGTCGCAGCTAATGTAATAACGACCGCGCGCGCCGTCGTCATCGATCATGTGCTTTTCGGCGTTAAAGAAGGGATAGACAAGGCCCTCGGCCTTTGTCCACTTTCCGAGGATATACCGAGCATAAAAAACGCCCGTATACATACCCTCATAGCGCTGCTTGATCTTCTCGGAAAGGCTGAGGTTGTCAACCATCGTAAAATGCAAGTGGAGGACGTTCCTTCTCTTGCACTCAAGCACCCATTCTTTGTAGAACCAGTGCATGGGGCCCTCGGGGTTGCAGTTAAACCAGAACTTGCTCCCTGCGACTGAGCATCGGGCGAGAGCCTGCTCGACGAAGGACCGCGGCATAAGCGCGACCTCGTCAAAAAGAACGCCGGCCAGAGTCATGCCCTGGACAAGCGTATAACTGGATTCGTCACGACCTCCGAAAAGGTAGTAGGTATTGCTGCGGCCGCCGACCGAGATAATCAGCTTGTTCTCGGCGCGCCGCTCAGTCACCTTGAAAAGGCCCTCAAGCCAGGAGGGAAAATGCACGATCACATTACGGCGCAGAGACTCGATCGTGCGGCCGCAAATGGCGAAGCTCTCATTGTTGAAAGAGTACATGCTCCAAAGGATAAAGCCGACTGCCATTGAGACGGTCTTGCCCGATCGAATGGAGCCGTCACAGAGAATGCCGTCATAGTCTGCAAACTCAGGTCTCTTCCACCACGTCAGCGTCAACGTCTGCCGAGGACTGAATCTCTGGTATTTCATTTAGATCGATTCCTCCCTCTGCAGCGCCGGCGATCGCCTCAAAGAGGTTATTCTTCTGCGTATCGCCCTCCGGATTCGTCCCATCAAAGAGACCGAGATATTTGCCAAGCATCTCGAGAGCGCGAGCCTTATCAGCGAGTTTGACCTCTACGCCATACATACCCTCCTTGACAGAGGCGAGAGCTGCCAGCTTATCAGCAGCCACGTCGTCAGAGTCTTTAATGACAACACGGCCGCCCTGAATCGTCAAAAAGTCAGTAGCCTTCGCGAAGCCGATCGAAGCAAGTTCTTTCAGGACTCGCTCTCGCGTGATCTCGAGCTTTTCAGCCGCCGACTTTTGTCTTTTTTGGATTGCGGCTTGAATTTCGGGTTTCTTCAAATTTGAAACGCCGATCGAGTAAGCCGTCTTTTTGCTATATCCTGCACGGATTGCGGCTTGCGTCGCATTCAGGTCAACAAGGTATTCATCGACAAACTTTTGCATCTTCGGAGTCATTTTGCCTGCCACGCTCACCACCTCCAAACGCAGCAAAATGAAAAGAGCGACTGTTTCCAGCCGCTCTTCTTCAGGAGGAAGGACAATGGCCGTGCTCGCCAAAACCTTCCTATATACAATAGCGCGATGGTATTAGGAATTGATGCGCTTTAGCCTAAAATAATCATAATACCGCATTTACGCCGGAATTAGCGCGCTTGCCGCCTCCTTCAATGCGAGTAAAGCTCTGCGGTGAAGCTCCTGGGTCCACCTGAACGTGTAGTTCATTCTGACAGCAATCTCCTCCCACCGCAGGTAGCTGAGATACCGAAGCTCGAGAACGGTCTTGAAGTTCAGGTCCTCAACAAGCTCCTTGATGATCTGAGAGGTCTGCCGCTCAAAGTCAGCGATCTCCATGATCTCGCTCTTGATTTCCTCCTGCAGCGTCACGATCGCAACAACGCAATTCTCGGTCTTGCTCGTGGGATAACCGCCGCCGCTCGAAGCGTTCTCGGGATTTGCGGTAATAGACTCGGCAATCTGCCGCCACTCTTCAATGCGTTCTTGCCTTGCAGCAATACGCTCCTTTGCGCGATAGCCACGGTTGAGTACGGCCATCGGGTCGTCAGATAACGACTGTAAGACTTCTTCTGTCATGTTACCTCCTTGATTCTGGCCTTGACCGCCTCAAGCAAGGCGTTCTGACCTGCCTCTTTGTTTCGTAAGACAATATCGTAAATACGCTCGTCGATCGTACCTTTTGCCGAGAGCGTGTGAATGAGAACAGTCTCAGCCTGTCCGCGCCGATGAAGGCGCTTATTCGCCTGCTGGAAAAACTCGAGGTTCCAAGTCGGGCTATACCAAATTGCGATATGACCGCCGAATTGTAAATTAAGGCCGTGACCGGCGCTTGCAGGGTTCGCGAGAAGAATCGGAATCTCTTTTGCATTCCACCGCTTGACGACATTCTCCTCTTTCACATGAACGGCCTGAGGGTACCGCGCTTGCAGCCGGTCAAGCTCATGCTTGTAGTTGTAAAACACCAAAACCGGTTGACCGTTCGCCTCTTCGATAAGCTGGTCTAAGACCTCGAGCTTTTGATCGTGGACAATCTGCGCTTTGCCGTTCTCGTCGTAGACCGCGCCGCCAGCCAACTGCAAGAGCTTATTCGTCAAGATCGCGGCCGTTGCCGCGTCAACGTCTCCATCTGCAAAGGGCAGCAGCATAGTCTTTTCAAGTTGTTGGTACATAGCTGCCGCTTTTTCCGAGAGCTTGACCTCATGGGGAATCGTAAGCCTCTCAGGAAGGCCCGTCGTTTCCATGCTGATACAGAGATCGCTCAGCTTTGCGAAGATCGCTTCACGGGCCCCATCCTTCAAGTTCCAGTCATAGACGATTCCGTTCGGCCCACGTCTGCCAGGCGTGAAGTAGGTATCACGGTAAGCCGACAACGTTCGACCGAGTCGCGCGCCCTCGTCTAAGAGATAAACCTGAGACCAGAGATCGAGTAGGCCGTTCGGGGCTGGCGTACCCGTAAGACCGACAATTCGGTCAATATACTTTCGGACTTTCCGAAGAGCCCTAAAACGCTGGGCCTTACTGGACTTGAAGCTCGATAGCTCGTCGATCACGACCATGTCAAAGGGCCACTTCTTCTTGTAGTAGTCGACGAGCCAAACGACATTTTCGCGATTGACGATATAAAAATCGGCGTCAGTATGCAGCGCGTCAATTCGCTCCTGCGCCGTGCCGATAATCAGAGAATAAGTCAAACCCTCAAGCTGGTCCCACTTCGCCAGTTCGTCAGGCCACGTCTCTCTCGCGGGAAGGAGCGGCGCGATCACAAGGACCTTGCTTGTTTCAAAATAGTCCCGCAGCAATTTCTCGCATGCCGAGAGCGTGATCGCCGTCTTGCCGAGACCCATATCGAGAAACAGGCCCGCGGCTTTATGCTCAAGGACAAACTTCTCAGCAAAAGCCTGATAGGGGTAAGGCGTATATTTCATGCCTGCACCCCGATCTCAATAAGCCGCTGACGAAAGACTTCTGCGTCGTCAATCCGCCAGACGTGACAGCCCAGCCCCTCCAAAATGCGAAAGACCTTCTTCTGCTGCTCGCTCCGCCCATCATTCAAGCCTGGGCGCTTAAGCTCGACAAAAATGATATGGGGTCCAGGCAAAATACAGATTCGGTCAGGCACGCCCCGACGACCAGGGCTTACCCACTTCCAAGCCACGCCCCCGAGGACTTCGACTTGTCGGCGGATATTCCTTTCAACTGTTGATTCTTTCAAAGCTACCTCCTGTTGTAGCGAAGTAGCAAAATAGCGCTCGCGCGTATATGTACCCTACGGATTAAGGGTAAAAGGAAATTTTTATGTCTTTTTAGGTTTAATCCGTAGGGTTCAATAGGTATAATTGCTACTTTGCTACTAAATTGATGAAAGGCTTGGAAACACTGGCTTTTAGCCGTAGCAAAACGAGTAGCAATTCGATTTGTGTTTTGCTACTCGCTACAGCCCCAAGTAGCAAAACTCTTGCCGAAAATCATTTTGCTACTCGGTTTGCTACTCGTTTCGCTACTCCATTTCCTCACGAACAAAACCGCGCTGCTGACCGTAAATCTCGCCGTAGTTGATTCGTGACCGAGCTTTCCAGCCTGGCAGCCGTTTCAGCATGGCGTTGTACTCACGAGTTTTCTGCGGGGTGTAGTCCTTGACGGTTCCGCCGAATAGCTCACAATGAATCTCCAAAGCGCAAATGACTTTGCGGCGCTCAGTTCCTGCTTGCTTTTCATCGTCAAAGCCATCATTCCAGTATGCAAGCCGCTGACTCAGATTTCTTGTAGCCCAGTCCTTCGGAAGAAGACGCTCGACAAACTGTTCAAGCAAGCCTTGCTTACCATTCATTTCAGTATGCGCGTCCTGAATCTGCCGTGCGACGGCCTCAATCTTTGCATTATCAAGATACCAGTTTTCTCCAGCAGAATACCGCATGACGATCTCAGCCCATACCTGGTCAACGATCTCGGCGGTAAAGTAGTCACCTGTTTCTCGCCCCTTGTCCGTGACAGTAACCGGCCAAAATCGGCGGCCGCCTGTTGCGTCCCGCAGGAACTCGTCGTCGTTGGTCGTACCGAAAAAAGCGCATTGCCGCGGATGCTCCTGCGTGCGTTTGGCGTACGCCGCACGGTAGCTGTCTGACTGTTTAGAGACAAACTGCTTGATCGACTCAAGCTCTGCTTTTCGAGTCGCAGCCATTTCTCCCATCTCAATAAGCCAGAAACCTTGAATCTGCTCATAGGCCTCTTTACCCTGAACGGTATAGAAGGAATCGGAAAACCAGGACTTACCGAGCTTGGCGAGGGTCGTAGATTTGCGGCAGCCTTGCGGGCCGACAAGGACAAGAATGTGATCGTGCTTACACCCGGGCTGCATGATTCTCGCGACTGCGCCGATCAAGGCCTTGCGCGTGACAGTTCTTGTATATTCGGTGTCTTCGGCGCCGAGATAATCAATGAAGATCGTATCCGCGCGGGCGACTCCATCCCATTTGAGGCTCAAGAGATACTCGCGAACGGGGTGCCGCATACAACTCTGCATCGCGAGAAGTACAGCGTCACCGATTTTCATAGTGTTTACGATTTCATACTTAATCTCAAGGAAATTGCGAAGGCCGGCGTCGTCGGTATCGGTCCAGGTCGTTGTCATTCGATCGGCGAGCTTACACCACGGAAGATCTCCGCAAACCGTCATTCGCTCCTTGAAGGTATCGTAAAAGTATTTACCGCGAAGACCTGCGTCGTGCTCCATAATGAGCTGCACGTTGTTGATCGTGTTATCGAACTTCCCGTTTTTGTTGCATGTGAGCTGGCCTACCCAGTCATAGTCTTCGTCAGGGTCGTCAAAACGGTCCTTGAGACGCTCGAAGTTGGCCTTTGCAAGCTCTTCGCGAACCTCAGGAATCTGCATAGCCTCATCTTGCAGTTTCATAAACGAGGGCATTTTGTGCGACGGCGTACCAGGACTTGTGTCGTCGTCCAGATTGCCGTAGAGGTGAATACGGACGAGATCGAAGGCGTTACAGAGCTTTCCGCTTGCAGGGTCCGTGCCGTGATGGGAATACGCAAAAACACCATTGTCGTAGAGAACTAAGCCACCTGAGGTTGAGCCGCCTTTGTAGGTATAGCGATTGTCGTCATATTTCTCGTAAGTATCGGGGAGAAAATGCTCGATCGCATCGTGAATGTCATAGACGCGGCAGAACGCGCCGACAATACCGCTTTTCTCGAGCGGGCTCTCCTGGTGAGACGCGAGCCTATGTAAAGCCTCGGCTCGACGCGAGGAGATCGGCCATTCAGAAGGGTCATGCCAGTCAACGTATCGAGCGAGCTGCTCGTCTGCGTTCAGCCACGGCCCATCCTCGACTTCATACCGATACTCAGCATTGATTGAGGCAGAGGGCCAGTACATAAGACGATGCGGCTCATAGGTGGTATCGTCGCACATGTCGATACCAATGTCCTGCGCGACCTTTCGGGCGATCGCAGAATATTCCTCAGGAGAGACAGGACGAGAGAGCGGCATAACCAGGCGAAGACGCGGTGCCTCTGGCCGATGGCTATGTGTGCTGTAAAGAACGGCTGCGCAGCCAAGAACCAGAACAACCGTGTCCCACGGGTCCGCATTTCTCGGCACGTCGTCAAGGTCTAAGGTCAGGAGCCGGCGCTGCATGATCGCCTCAGCTTTACGACGGCCGCCTTTAAGAGAACCGCCGACAAAGCCGCCGACATCTTTGATCTCGTCACGCTTGCTTTTTGCAAAGCCCCTATATTCGTCAACGGTCTCAGGCGTCTTCGTCGGAATACTCAGACGCTCCACAAGCTGAGACCATAAAACCTCTTTATTTTTCCACTGAGTCGAGCGCCTGGATTCACCGACGGCAATCGTGACTGGGCCATCATAGCGGATTTGATTCATTCGTCGATCTCCCTTCGCACAACTCTTAAAATGCCTGCGTTGCGAATCATTCTGTCGCACATATTGCAGGGTTTTGCCTCAATCCATTTCTTTGTCCTGGGGTCATAGCCGACCAGGTAAAGCGTAGAGCCTTGGAGCTCTTGCCTTGACGCGCTGATGATCGCGTTTTGCTCGGCGTGAACTGCCACGCAAGAGCCATATTGCGAACCGTGCGCGGCAGCGGTCTCGTCGAGTGGCAGCTCATGCGATCGGCAGTAGCAAACGCCGGTATCACAACAATTCGCCTCGCCGCGCGGAGAACCGTTATAGCCGGTCGCGATGACTTCATCGCTTTTCACGATCACCGCGCCGTAGTGTTTTCGCAAGCAGGTCGATCGCGCGGCAACGGCCGCGGCAATGTTCAAATAGTATTCATCTTTGCTGACTCGTTCCAAATGAGTCACCTCCGTTTCAGCTCCTCCTCCCAGGGCCGAAGCCCCAGGAGGAAGGGCAAGATTTTATTTGCCGGTGGAGCCGAACGCGCCGTTACCGCGAGCCTCGCCGAGATCAAGCACGAAGTCAGGAGTCACGACTGGCAGCACGACCAACTGGCCGATACGGTCGCCGCGGTAAATGTGATAAGCCTCGTGACCGCCGTTATGAATGACTGCGTGCATTTCCCCGGTATAGCCAGGGTCAAGCGGGGGGAGCTTGCAGTCAACGCCCTTTGCGGTCTGGCTCGATCTCGGAAAGATAAACGCGCCGAAGCCGGCAGGAAGATCAAGACCAAAGCCAAGCCCGATCACCGCAGAGCAACCGACTTCAATGATACGGTCTTTAAGCGCGTACACGTCCGCGCCGACGTCGTTCGCGTGCGCACGCTTAGGCTGCATCTCCGAAGGAACGCCATAGTCGAGGAGCTTAACCCGCATTGCCCGCGCCTCCTTCCTCATAAAGAAGCGGGAACTCAAGCCGCAGCAGCTCGCCGGGAGTTAAGTATGGCATGGGATTCTGGCAGCCCATTTTGCCCTCTTTGCAAGCGCCTCTCATGCAGAAGGGGCCGGTCGTTGCTCGGGAGAAAAGCAGCGGGTTCAGCTTATAGAGCTCGTCCCAGACCTTGAGCAGAACCAGACGGGTCTCGGACGTATTGCGCCGACAAGTACGCTGGCCGATGATGTGTTTCCACTGATAGGGCGTCGCGCTGATAAGAAGGACATTGCGAAGGCCCTGAGGCGCCATATAACCGGCCGCGTCATTGTCGAGACCCTGCTTGACAGCCTCGGCGTAATTTGCCATGTTCAGCTTGCAGGAGGTCAAATAAGTCTCTTCTTCGCCGCGCTCCATAACCTCATAAGGAATCGCGAAGGCAGCGTCATCCGAGTAGTCGCTGTACTGCAACGAGGCAGACATGAACTTGACTTCGTTCTGGTGGCGCGTGATCTGCGCCAGGAAGCGCCGACTCGCGCCGACAATGACAACGTTGATCGCGCCGAACTTCTGAATCGTCGGGTGCGGCAGCTTTGTCATTGTAGTCACCGTGTCCTCGGTGTAGCTCTTGTTATAGAGTGCCATGAAGTCGTCCAGGCTTTTGATCTTGTGGCCGCGCTGCGTGAGACGCGCAGCGCAAACCATCATCTTCTCAGCCGAAGGAATAACTTCGGGATTTAAGACCGCAACTTCGATGCTTTTCATGCGGACCTTCCTTCCTCAACGATTGCCCGCAGAATCAGCAAATAGTTGATACTGTCGGTAATCTTCTCATTCCACTGTGTGAGCGGATAGGACTGACGAGAGCCGACCATATCGGCGACGGAAACAAGGTGCTTGCTCAGCATCCCAAAAGCGGCCTGCGCGGTTGTCATGTCCTGCAAAGCAGCCGCCTTCTTGAAATGCGCCAGGCGGTCGACCTCGGTTTCGTCGGTCGCCTCTTCGGCGTATTCGGTACCCTTACCCATGAGGACGAGCTCGCTGCGAGAGAGCTGGTCGGTCACGATCTTGTCAAACTGTTTCAGATTCATTGTGTACCTCCTTCGGCATAATCAGCAAAAAACTGGTATTGATGGGAACTGCGAGCGCTTTCTCAACAGGCTGCTCTTGCTCGGCAATAAGACCAGATAGGTCAAAACCGAGACCCGAGAGATATTCAAGACCGAGCTTTGCGTTCGCGAGAGCATTGACGTTCAGCGCAACATTGTAATAGGTCTTCTCAACTTCGCGCCGAATATCGGAAAAACGCTTTTTGAGGTCTCTGTCGACCTGGGCCTCGCGCAGCTCTGTCTCTTGCAGCTTTTCGGCCATAGGGACCCGCGCAAGAAGTACGTTTTGAATTGAGTACAGGATTGTACCCCAGCTCATAGACAGGGGACCTGCAAGCTCCTCGTTCTTCTTGTGCCAGTCCATCATATAGTCGTAGACCTCGGTCAAACGGGGCTCGACATACGCAACCATCTCGGCGAACTTCGTACGCTCGAGTTTTTCTGCAAGTAACGCAGCTCGCGCGGCGTTCTCCTGCGCGTCGACTTGCGTAAGGGCCTTATTCTTTTGCCCTTCGAGCCATTTTAATAAGATTTTCTTAGTCACTGTTCTTCCTCCAAATTAGTCCTTGCGGTAATACTCGCACTCGTAGGCGTCGGCGCGAAGCGGCAGATTCGGGGCCCAGGCGATCGGCTGTCCCATAAGCGCGCCCAGCTCTTCGGCAGAGCTGACGCCAATCGGTACCTCGCAAATCACTTCATCGTGAACATGGAAGACGATCGAGAAGCCGGCGGCCTCAAGCCTAAACATAGCCTCAGCCAGGCAGTCGCGGGCGGTAGCCTGAACGATATTCTCTACGAACTTCGGCCCGTAGGACTCAATACGGCCCCAGCCGCCCGAGGACTGAATTGTCCCCTCATAGGTGATATTGTCGTCGCCATCGACACGGGGCTTGACGTAGCTGAGCTCTCGGCCATTCGGCAAGCGCAGACGCATGAGCGGTCCTTGCTTGCGAAGTCTCATACCATGCGGTAGATCAACAGGCGCCTGCGTCGTAATACACCGACGAACGGCCGCGTCTGTGTCCCACCAGAACTTCGTAATCGACTTATTCGCCGCGCGCCAACTATTGACGATCGGCTTGAGCTCAGATTCTTCAAGGCCCATCGCTAAAGCGCCCATACTCTTCATAGCGCCAACGGAACCGCCATAGCCCAGGGCGAGCTCAGCGATTTTACCCTTTTGACGCATCGGGTCGCCCTTCTTGACGGACCCTTTCGGCAGGTGAAACATCTGCTCGGCCGAGGCCTCATAGATTTTGCCGTGCGTGTTGAAGACGTCCATGCGCCACTCTTCATCTGCGAGCCAGGCGAGCACGCGCGCCTCGATCGCGGAGAAGTCAGCCACGATGAACCTGCAGCCAGGCTTAGGGATAAAGGCCGTACGAATGAGCTGGGACAGCGTTCCTGCTGTATCATCGAAGAGCATCTCGAGAGTCTCAAGATCACCCTCACGAACCAAGCGCCGCGCGGCGTCAAGCTCGCTATCAGGCATCTTGTTTTGCGGCAGGTTTTGCATCTGCACCAAACGCCCGGCCCAGCGTCCGGTGCGCGCGGCACCGCAGAACTGAGTCAGGCCTCGGATGCGACCGTCAGGGCAAACCGTGCGGAGCATCGCGTTGTATTTTTCAGTTGAGGTCTTTGCAAGGCCCTGACGAATGTCGAGCATTGTGTGAACCTCTTCATTGTCGGTGCCGCTGCGAACGTCACCGATCATCTTTTTATTGAGGCTCTCCACCTCAAAGCCAGAGACCTCCTCAATCCAGGACTTGAGCTGCGCAGCGCTCTTTGGATTATCAAGACCCGTCAACTCTTTTGCGGCGTCAAGCAGCCGCGCTTTTACGATCTGGTCAATCGCGACCGCATTTTCCGCGAGGACCGTATCAACGCCGACGCCGCGGTCGTTGATATGCTGGTCGATTATCCAGAGGTCATGCTCGCTGGGAATCACGGGAAACTTCTGCAGGCGCTTTCTGATCGCGCGCTCCGTCACGACGTCCTGACGGTTATACTCGACATAGAGATTCCACCGCTCGGGGTCATGGTGAGGAAGATTGCGCGTGCGCTCGCCATTGACCTTTGTGGCTTTGCAGGGAATTGAGAAGTACCGAATCAGGGCTTTGCCCGTTTTCGACTTCTGCTTGTCCTCAGGCAAGCCGATCACTTCGCCGACAGCTTCCAAGCTGCCAGGCAGACCAAGCTCGCGAGCCATAACGGCGGTGCAGCTCCATTGATCTGCAGGAGTCACGCGACCCATAAACGCGCTCAGACAAGTCCGTTCAAAAGACGCATTGAATGCTGTCTTGAGGATTTCGGGGTCATACAGGGCGTCCTGGAGCTCCTGGGGTAGCTTCTGGCCTTGAGCCATGTCGATAACCTCAACAGGACCATCGTCCCAAGCGTAGCCAAAGAGTAAAATCTCAAAATCAGGACTTGCCGCGTAAGCATAGACACCGGCTTTTTGAAGAGAGACCGAGGAGTAGGTTTCAATATCGATCGCGAGAGTTTTCATGTACTCGCTCCCTTCTTGCTATTACGGGGGGGGTAAAGCCCGAGGGCGTGGGCACGCCGCGTATTTTCCGCGATCGTGCACCACTCGAGCTGGCTGGCGCGGTTATCATGCTTATTGCCGCGTTTGTGGTCTACAACAGGATAACCGTGCGGATTCGGCACAAACATTTTTGCGACGAGCAAGTGAACCTTCACATTGCAGCCGTTCAGGCTTACTCGCAGATAACCGCGCCGATCGTCAAAAGGCTTTAACACGCGCCCCGTACTCTTGCGCCGAATCTCTCCTAAGCGATTGATCTCGTACTCAGGAAAGTCGGGAATCGTGTGCCAGACGATCTTCATGGGCTCAGTTCAGGAGATCGTCGTCTTCGTCCTCGAAGTCATCGTCCCAGTCGGAGTCAGTCACAACGCCGCCAGACAGGGGCTCGCCGTCGCTGAGCTTCATAATGCCGTTCAGGCCGGCGGAAACGCCCTTGTTGCCGTTCGTGTCGTAGACATAGAAGTTGACGATCGCGCGGCCGTAGCAACCGGAATAGAGCTCGCTCGCCTCGGTGATCGGGGTCTTGTCGGCGTAAACGATCACGGGCTTGTTGTTGGAACTGCAGGTCATAACGTAGTGACCCTTGCACTCGGAGCCAAACTCGCCGCCGTTCGGACGTTCGCCGTCGCCGTCATGCAAAGTGGTTTTCAGAGCGGAGGGCAGCTTCTTGCCAGAGTGCTTCTGCAGGTAGGCGGTCTTCGCAGCCTCAATCGCAGCCTTGATCTTCGCGATTGTGTTCTTGTCGGTCTTCGGAATCAGCAAGGTCACGCTGTACTTCGGCTGGGCGCCTTCCTGCGCGGCACGAGGGGTAAAGGCGTTGACGTAGGAAAAACGAACGCGACCGGTAGTGATCTGAGTAGCAGTAGCCATTGTAAAAATCTCCTTTAATTTTTAATAATGTAGACGTCAGCGTACTGAACGCCGAAATTTAATGCTTCCTGGTGGGTATCGAAGTAAATGTCAATGCGGTTCCCCTTGATTGCGCTGCCCGTGTCTTCGGCAACGTATGTATGCCCGTCGATCACGATCTCAGAGCCAAGAGGGATAACAGAGGAATCGACTGCAATCGTTCGGCCGGCCTCGACGACCGCACCAGACGCGGTAACGCCATAGCCGAAGTCGCCAGGGTCTTTCCCGCAGCACTTGCGGCAAGCGCAATACGCGGTCAGACGGAACTCGCCAAGCTCTTCGAGAACGGGCTCGATCTCTTCGGGCTCAGTCTCGATAACAGGCTCAGGCATGATCTCAGGTGTCACATACGACGTGGGCTCAAGCTCTAAGGCCGGCGCCGCAGTCTCTTCAATGGCTTTTGCCTTCGGCAGGAAAATCGCCATAAGAACGATCGTACAGACGAGCGCCAGAATGACGGCCCACTGAATACGAATCAAGCGAGCTTGCTGATACAGGAGTCGCCGGCTTTTCGATTGCGTCATTGTTATTTCCTCCTCTTACTCGTCAAAGGCCTTGAGGACCTGGTCTTCAAAGCGATACGCGGGCCGCTTGTCCGATTCAGGCGCAAGCGTCGGTGCGCCCTGAGGCTTGACGATCAAGTCGCCGAGAATCTCAGCGAGAGTCTTCTTTCCGAAGTCGCGCTCCATCTGCGTAAGCGTGATGAGCTTGCGATCATAAAGAAGAGACTCGTCATAGCCAGCAGCCTTCATAGCCGCGACGACCTTGTCTTCGTCCGTGAACTTGCGGTTGCTGCGGCCCTCAACCATTTTCCAGCCGGTTACCGTTTCGCCGGCAGTCAGCGCGCCAGACACAAGCTCGCGCAAGTCCTTGAGCCAAGTTTCAATGTCTGCGGACTTGGCAAGAATTGCGCCTGCCTCTTCGGGAGAGATGAGCAATGGGTCGGGGCTCTCGTCAAAGAGCTTGAGGTTCTCTTCGGCACGAGCGCGGCACTGATTCTTTGCGCGGCAGAAACGGCAGGCTTCTTCGCTTGGCGCGAAGTCGCCTTCGCCCTTGTCTGCGAGCTTTGCTCTCGGCTTGACGTAGCTCTTGCCCCAGGAGGTAAGCTCCTTGACAGTCTTCTCGGAAGAGTCCTCAATACCGGAGAGCCGTGGCTGGAAGATCGTCATACGAACAGTCTTGATCTCATAGAGATCGCCGAACTGCTCGAGCGCGCCCAGGCCGTAGAGCTGCATCTGCGGATTGTCCTCAGCCTCGACGCGATGGCCCTTGCCATACTTAAAGTCGATCACGTCGAGAATCGGCTCGGCGATAATCACGCAGTCACCGGTGCCAAAGCCGCCAGGCACATACTTCGAGAAGTCGAGACGAGTCTCGAGGATAATCATTGCGTCGGGACAAGTCTTCTTCGCCTCGGCGAGGCGGCCTGTCACGAACTTCGCGTAGGCGACCGCGCACTCACGCATTTCCGCATTGTAATAGCTGTTCGGCTCGAACTCGGATTTGATCTGATTTTCATAGGAGACCTCGTCAAGCTCACCGAGGAAGTAGCGTGTTGTGAGCTCTGCGAGAGCGTGCGCAACCGTTCCCTCTTCGGCGTAAGCGCTGGTTGACGCGGGGAACTTCTGCTCGAGCTGGGCGCTCGGCGTACACAGGAGCCACCGATGCGCGCCGCTGGCGGATAAGAGAGCATGTTTAGCCATTCGCAGCCACCAACTTCTCATAGAAGACGGGGTAGTCTTCTTCCTTGACGGCGGACAGGTTTGCGACGCCAAGCTCTTTGAAGATCGCCTTGAGGGCGGCCTTGTCATTCTTAGAGAGCTTGACCGCGAGGGCTCTTACGTCAGCCTTAGAGATCGTCTTCTCCTCGGCCGGCTTAGTATCAGGGACCTCGGATGCAGATTCCGCAGGGGACTCCTGAGGTGCCTCAGTGGAGGTCTGGGCGGCAGGCGTTTCCGTGGGGGCGGGGTTATCGAAAAGAGACATCTGTACGTTGGTCTCTGTGTGTTCAGGCTTTTCAGTCAGAAGACTGGCGAGCGCCTGACTCAGAGTTTCTTTTTTCGGGTCATAGGTGACCTCAACTTTGATCGTTGCCATTTTGTCGTTCCTCCTTAGATTTGAGCCATATTTGAAAGGCTTGTTGGTTTTTAGGGTCTTGAAAAAAGGTTTTTGCATAATCGAGAATCTGTGTGCACGCCAGTTTCTCGGTCTGCTCTAAAGTTGCCTCGGCGGGCATTTGTTTCCTTTAGGAAACTTCCTCCGCAAAAAAAATCTGATTGCGTTTTTCCACGGAGAGATGCAAGCGTCCGGAGCACTTGATGATCTCGCCAACACGAAAATCAACACGGCCATTCAAGCGCTGGTAAAAGGCTTTAGGCTTGAGACCACAGATTTCTGCGAGCTCTCTGACGCTGCAGTTGTTCTCAACCATAGAGGCGCGAAGAGCATTAGCATTGAGCAT